CGACATCCGTTCGAAGTTGCTCGATCCGATCCGCTAAGATTTTGTGATAAAGCGTCTTTCTATACTTCGCTAGATCATTGTCCCGCTGTGGCATGTCTGCCTCCTTCCGGGCTTTTCCGCCCGGTACAATACTGGTTTCAATGGTAGGGGCTTCTCCGCCCCATCGGTTGTAATGCTTTGTTTAGACTTATGCTTCATCCCAATAACCGAAAATCGTCAAAAGACCCGTGATATTTTCGGTTGTCAGGTGTAGATCCCAAGTAAGAACGGATGCGGCGGCGATGTGCTGTGGAGCCGTTCCCGCCACGTAGTTGGAAAAGGTCGTCTGATCGCCTGCGGCGGCGATCTCCAGAGTTGTAAAGCCTGTAATCCCCGACCCGTCGTCGTTAATGTCAACACTGGCGGCATTGGAGCCAGCGCTCTTAACGCCCGCAAACCCGACACCCACAATCGTGAACCCGATCCCCGTAGGTAGGGTCATGAGTGCGATGCCGTCAGCGTCTGCTTGGTTGTCCGCAGTTGCGAAACTAAGCGCAACGAGTTTTTCTAACATCGTATTTCCTCCATTGACGGGTGGGTTCCCGGATTAGCCCGGTCCCCCGCCCGTCTGATTTTCGTTTTAGTCGCTAGGTTTAGCCAGCGACGTTGGACTTGTGTACGCCCTTCCAATCCGAAACCGGGGCGCAAGTATAGGTGCTGGAGAATTGATAGCAGAACTGACGCACCTTGTAGCGCAGGGTGTCGTTTGTGAAGAACGCCGCATCGCCTTCCGCTGTGGCGGAAATGAGTTCGGGGGTCCTTCGACCTCTAACCCAAATCAACCAAATCACCGGGTGCTGTGCGGGATCTGCCAAGAGCGCCCAATCCGTGGCATCGGTCCAATCCGGAACGGAGATAATCTGGAAGCGTCGGCGTAGGACGTTAATCGTCTGGCCGTCGGTTCCGGAGCCCCAGTTCTGGTGGGGGACCAACTCGGAGTTTAGGATCTCTTGAGCTGTTAATTCTAGATCCGGTGGTACGAGCATGAACTTAGGTTGGATCATCAAACGACGACCCGCCCCGAGTGCTCGGTCGGTTTGCTTCATCATTGCCAAGCGAGCCGCCTTGTATGCGGCTGAGCTTAATGCGGTCGTGAGCAAGTTTGCGTGTCCGCCTGTAGAAGTGAGTGCGGTCGCATTGAACAATGCTCCGGTCCCGCCGTCGCCTGTCAAAACCGGACCCGTATTCGAGTTACAAGTAAATACGGTTGCTACGAGTTCGGAAATGGTGTTGTACCAAGCGTTTGCTTGCAAGCGTGGGATTTCCCTGAGCTTGTTCAGCTTATCTTGAAGCAACATTTCCAAGGTCACGCCGATGAAGCGACCTTTCTTAACATAACTTGCCGTCTCCTCTTGGTCAGCCCACTGACCTTCGGTGTACGTCGCACCCTCAGATACGACTGGCAGTACGGCGAAGCCGTACGTCCGCACCAATGTGGCGTCATCAAGATTATTGACATCCAAGTTCCGGACGATGGGAGCCCACCATTGTTCCCGCTGTCCGTAGGAATGTGCCAAGAACAAGTTGAGCGTGTTCTTGATAATGCTCGTCATACTGGAAGTTGTTACTGCGGCTTCCCGTAATCGACGGACGGATCGTCCGGCTAATGCCGCATCGTATCCACCACAATAGTCGATGTACCAATCCGCTAAACCTCTCCATGACGGATTATTCGGGCGACCTGCTTTCTTGTAAGCCTCGAGATGACGGAAGTCCTCGACCGGATATCCCGCCTCACCTGCTATATCCTCGTAACCCTCCAAAATCGCCTTAGCCTCTTCCTTGTTCTCTGCCATCAAGTCAATTAGACCGACCGCAAAGTTATCCTCGGCATCTAAGGTTCCCTCTGTCCGGATCCCCTCACGCACCGGGATATTCAAAGAGCCGCTCTCGCTCATCGAGTCAACCACACCCTGAAGTTGGGTGATTGCGGCGTCGATTTCCGTCTCCTCAAAAATTTTCTTTTCGAAGCGGTCGACGATGATTGAGCGCATTTCCGCCGGAAGTCCACTACCTTCCAACTTTTCATGTAGCATATTGCCACTTTCGATCATCCGGCGCTCGTCTTTCGCCTCAGCCAGGATCCTCTTCGCCTCTTCCAAAATGGACTCGGCTTCGGAGTTATCCTCGACATCCGCCTCATCGACGGGCTCCGGGTCATCCTCGACTACTGGCTCGGGAGTGATGGCTGTGACAAATGACTCGAGTTTTTCATCGGTCATCGCTTCAAGAGCCTCTTTCATCTCCTCGAACTTATCGCCGAGTAGCTCCTCCAGGAGCTTAAGAAATTCCTCTCTCATGGTATCCTCCGTAGAAAGTTGAGCTGATGCAATCATACGGGCAAGACGCCCTCCAGCGGCTGGATCCGCCACTACATCGACTGACATAGCTCTCGTAAGTTTCTCGACAAGTTGTCCTGCGGGGGATTTTCGTCCTGTCCCCATTGCATCTATGGATAGACCGATCTTGTCGAGCACACCAGCCTCCCATGCATTCTTCAATTTACTTCGTAGTCCTTCGTCGACAATCTTAAGGACACCTTTTACAGAATTCGTGGCCTTGTCCCACCAAGGGTCGGTGATTACTCCCACCCACTCCTCTACAACGGAGCGCATCCCCTGTTTGGCGTCAAACTCCTCGTCGGTGAGGTGGTTATCATAGACTTTGATCCCATCCCATAGCGGTACGCTTTCCTCTAGCGCCCCTGTATTGTAGAACCGACCGTTTTGTGAGCGGACGTAACCCACGCCTTCGATGTCGACAAGAGTGCCGTCGCCGTCAGGTCCTATAATGACGACTTCCCACTCTCGCCCCTCACCGTTTTCAGTAGCTTTAGCCTCCAAGATGGTTAGATTTTCGGTAAGGGGGATGTAGCGTTGTTCGACCTCGACCCATTCCGACCTACCCTCGAATACGGGTTTATCGCTCTCCCATTTATACGGGACCCGGAAGTGTTTATCGTCCTTCGATTGTCGGACGATTACATAATCCTTCATCACCTCGACGACGTATGCGGTATCAGTCATCTCAACCACATCACTCTCCGGGAACTGGGTACGAAAGGCGTCGTAAAAATCTTCTTTGACTTTTACCTTCATACTCTGCTCTCCCATAGCCACGATCTGCTTTATCTCTTCCTCCCGGGCCAGCGCCGCTTTCTTAGACTTGAAGCGACCTAACACCTTCAACCCGTCTTTTGAGTAGAGAACCCACTCGTCGCCTACTTTGCGGATAACTTCTTTCATCCGTTATTTCCCCGGTCGGGTGAATAACAAAAGACACCCGGACCGAAATCCGAGTGTCTCGTGTTTCTCGAATAAGCCCCAAGAGAGGATTGCCCCTGCGGGATGCTCCCCGGGCGTTAGATTACTATGACAGTATAACGTAAGATCTATCCCGACGCAAGCTATTTATTCTTTTTCTCTTTCGGGGCAGGGATCGACTCTTGGACCTTGAAGTCCTCTAACCCGTCCCGCCCCTTTGTTACTTTGAGTAGGATAGTAAGATGAAGTCCCTCCCCCAACTGGCGTAGGCGTTGGAGTAGATGCAATTCCCGGACCGTTACTTCTATCGTCCGGAGTTGGTCGTCACTGCTTCGCCAGCTTTCATTACCCATAAGGTCCACTCCAGTATGCCGCCATCGAAGCTAACTCGTACTGCGAATAAAAATGCTGTGCGTAACGAGATTGATAAAGTCCCATCATGTATAGTGACGGGATCCACATTCTGGGGTACTTACCAGCCCCAATATGCGGGAAGGGTATCCGGATCCTTTCCCCTGTCAGCTCCTTAACTAAATCCATCATAGCTATGATATTCTCAAACCTAATAATCCCAACACGCCCATCGTACACTTGAAAAGGCGGCTCAAAGGGGACTCCATAGATATCAACCCCCCAATAAGTCTCGAGCTCAGTCCCGACGAAGTTAAGTGCAAGATGACTGTCCAATGTAAGCGCCATCTTATACATATGAAAGGCGTCGTCTGTCCCAGCGTTCCGTTGTCGAAGCTTGGTTTCCCGAGCCCAATAATGGCTGACGTTCCGCCCGACGGGTTCACGAATGATTGAGATGACCTTCCATTGGTCTCGTTGCTCCGGCGGCAAACGAAACCCTAAGTCTGCTCCCTCCTCGTAGTATGGAGATCCCTTATCGACCAAGCCGTGAACGTGTACGATCCGGGCATCGTCCAAGCCCTCGAATAGATACTGCTTCGTTGACCGTCCCGCCGACCTAGGCATTGTATGAACGGCGAGCTTAATAGTCATAGCCTGCCGCCTCCAACCCTAACGCCGGGGGGTAATGCAGAACTGTTGTCGCCTGCCCTGAATGAGACATTGCTAGGTGTCTCATCATTTCCTCGTAATTGAATACGGAGAACCCACACTTGGTACACCGAATAAGTGTATAAGCGTATGCCATCTCCGGATGAACATCCGACCTCAAAGGCCAAAACGGACACTCTCGATGCCAGTCCGGTCCGGCGGTTGGGGATCCCGTAAATTTACCCATCGAACGGATCCGTGATATGAGCGAACCTAACTAGCTTTCCGCACTTGGGGCAATACTGCCAATCCGACAAGAGCCACTGCTCGCAAACTTCACATGCAATAAACGCCGCTACTCGGATAGCTTCTCTAGCGACATCCTCTGGGACGCTGTCGAGACTTTCGCCCCGGGAGCTATACGGTCGACCGCTGATTTCTCTCTCAGTCGTTCCTGCTTTTCCCATCGCCTCATAACCTCCTCTCGATATCGTATTGCTTTAGTCCGTCCATTAAACTTCTTCCTAAGTACTCGTCCGTGGAAGTCGCCCCTGTCCGCTATCATCGCCTTATACGTCTTGGTTCCATAGTGTGTTTTCATCTTAATCGTATGCGTATAAGGGCAGATCCACGCTCCGAACTTTGTACCAGATTTTTTACGAACCATTAATGCACCGTATCCTTTCTGAGTCGCTTGCTCCTGTACTGTTTTTTAAGAACCTTGCACCCATACTGCTTGACCGCTCTCTCGACCATCAGCTCCCCATAGTCGGCGATATAGGTATCATCCGGCTTGTTGCGTTGAACAACTTCTAGTGAACATAGATCGTTGAGCTTTATATCCCATCGGTCGATCCCACTAGCCTCGTAGAGTTCCCACGCTGTGAGTTCTGAGTTAAACCGAACGAGCGATCCGTCAGGAGCTTCTACCATCGCCCATAAAAGTTGCTCGATAACCCGCATTAGAAACCTCCCTTTATTAGACCTACGATGAAATCAAAATATTCCGGTTGCTTAGTCATAAATCGCATCGGGTCTTGCCATAGAAACTCAATCCCCATCGACGTGATCTCGGTTGCATAGAAGTCTGTATAGGATCCGGCGGCGATAGCGGCATTAACCGAGTTCCCAACATCGAAAGCTCCCTTTGCCGACGGGCTCCACTCCATTCCTACAGCATAGAAACGTCCGCAGTACTTGCTCTTAAACCCGGCGTTGTAAGCCCACTCCGGCTTCGCCGCTGACCCCACGTTGATAATCGTAAAATTGCTTTCTCGCTCTGCTCGCATAAGCAGGAAGGAAATACTATTATTTCGGACCTGAGGACTTAGGATATCGTCGATAACGTGTCCGACTTCGTGGATAAAGGTGTCCCTATCTGCATAGTATCCCATCTCGATCATCCGTAGAGACGGCGAATAATGACTTCTCCACCCTGTCTGATATCGCCAAGGGATATCATAATGTCCGGGGTTGAGTGGGTCTCGGTCGAGCCAGCTTACCGGGATCATGTCATTAAGCCACGGCATCGAGTCGTTAATGTACCCCCTAATCCGCTTCTTTTTATCCGTGGTCCACTGCTTGACTTTATTAACGCCACGCTGTTGGGGATTGCGGTCATGTCCGATGGTTCCCGTCTGATCCGGCTTAAGGATTTTAATGATGGCCTCCCGCTCTCGGTCGTTGATATCCTGTAGGAGATTGCTCCGTAACTTATCCAGCTTCTCCCACTCAGCTTGAACCTCCATATATTGCTTCCGAGCGATTGGTCCATCGAGTTTCAAGCGCACCTTCTGTTCCTCTAACTTGTCCATCTGCACCTTGATCTCTTGACGGCGCTCCCGTATGGTTTTACGCTCTAGTTCGAAGTTCCTGCGGATGGCTCTAATTTCCGCTCGGATCGACTTCATATCACCTTCACGCCACGCTTTGAACTTCTCTTCGAAGGATTTCATTTCTTCTGAGCTAGACAGCTCAGGCGGCGGCCCCGCTCTGGTGAGTTTCTCTTTTTCTACTGATGCATCCACTAGTCCGGTCAGGTCCTCGATAGGACCCCACTCCTCTCGGTACGGTACGGACCTACATCGACAGTTGATCCGCATCCCGGGGCTCAATCCGGGATCCACCGGGAACTGACAGGGCTCGCCGCCAACTTCAAAGTTCCCGTTATACGGGACGATTTGTCCGTGAGCATCTAAATGCTCATCCCGGCATCGATGATCCCCGGTCGCCATCCAGACCTTTTTCAGATCCTTAAACATTTGGTCACCAACTTGTTGCATACGCTCGTGGTGCGCCATATTCATCGTGCCCATCATCTCGGTGCGAACGATACGCTCCGCCTTTGCCGACACTCCGGTCGTCCCGATTTCTCGGAAGCCCGCCAGATCTCGCAGACCGACAATGTTAGTTATTCTCTGCATGACTTGGAAGGGTCGACGTTGAAGCATTATTCCCTGCATGACTTCCGTCCGGCAGGCTGTTATCATTTGAGCGGTGACATCCTTAATTAAGTCGAAGGTCATCCCGGTCTGAAACGCCGCCATCTCTCCAGGGAGAACTGCTATTCCCGGTGCAAGCCCATACTCGAAAGCCATCAAGAGCTGGTCAAAGTGAGCGATAGCGTCGATATAAGCGGCTTCGATTGTCCCCGGCAGACCGCCCAACATCTGAGCGGAGAACTCGGCGGACAACGCCTCGAACTCCCGCATAATCCGGTTGACTTCGTTTATGTGTAGGTTAGCGCCCTTAAGGTACGAGCGGAGGTTCCCGTGGAAGGTCGACATATTCCGGAGCATATCCCGGACAACGTCATCCGCAATCCCCTCCGCTCGTAGGAGTTCCTTAAGGGCCGCTACATATTGCTTCTTTGGCATTATAGATCGTCAGGTGGTACGGGAGCTGGTTCGGGAGTTTCCTCCGGCTTCGGCTCCGGATCTGGCATGTGCGACTGATCTTCCGCCTCGGACTGTGACGGCGCCTCATCAGAGGTTTCCCCGTAGGTGATATTCACCCCCGGGATCCCACCTATCATCGAGTCGATTTGAACGACGATCTCCACCGCCACTCGGTCGATGATCTTAATGTAGGACCCATCGAGTCCGTCGACACGATCTGCCTGAGCTAGTGCGAGCCCCAGATTACGCAGATACTCAACTTCAGACTTACTTAGTACAACCATCGTTATTTCTCCTTTCCGGGTCGGGGTTGTGATTTTTGTAACATATCCTTCCCAATCCCGAACTGACTTAGATCCTGCCCTCCCGCCCCAGGGCCTCCGGGATCCTCTTCGTCGTCTACTAATCCGGTGGTGGGGATGACAGGTATCTTAGAAAGCTCATCGACAATTTCGTCGATGTCTAACTTAACCCCTAGGAGTTCCGCTAGGGCATTAATTATCTCGACCGCCGATTTATCCGGTAATACCTGCTGTGTCCGAAGCAGGGTGACGGCTCGGCTGACGAGCTCGAAGGCGACCGCCGCTGTGCGGGTATCACCTACGTTCACGTCCGGCATCTTGATATCGAAGGCTTCTCGGGCCTGTATCTTAGTCGTCGTATCTCGTCCCCATTGATCCTTCAGGGTGAACTCCTTCTTAAGTTTTCCTAGGGAAACTTTGACATCTATCTGGTACTGACAAAGAGCCGTCAGCATATGCCGCACGTATTCCTGTCGGCGCACCAACATCTTATGAGTTGGTTGACCCATCGACTCCGCCGTTGAACGATTTGTATACCCACCCTCTGATACCCAATGTTCAGGGACTCGGGATCCGCCCGTAATGAACAGACGGAGCTGACGAATGATCGTTTCTAAATCCGCCGTACGAAGCTCTGGATTTAGGGGCTCGAGTTGCACTCGCTCGTTTGTGGCAAATGCCGAGTTGGGTTGCATATCGGTGACTTTCTTGAGTTGGGTCCGCAAGTTCGACTCGGGATCCGGACTGTCCTCGGATCCGCCTTCAACCGTTAGATGCCAAGCGTACATATTGAGTAGGGCGATATGTTCCGCCCCATCGAAAAAGAGCTGGTCGAAACGGTCGAGCCAGTCGATAGACGGTAGTAGGTCCGGACGACCACGCTTCCCGTTCCGCATTTTATTAACCTGGAATAAGAAACACTGTCCATCGTACTTTGAGCCCTCTTCGATCTCCGCTTCCTTAATAAGGTCATTGGAAATCTTACCTTCTGCCCCCTCACTGACCTTAAACGTCTTGAGGTTGGTTGGTATCGTTTCATCTATTGTCGCTACCATCGCCTCCGACAAACGCTCTTCCCGCTCACCCGCCTTAGCGACGAGCTCGGCGTACTTCGCCAAGTTCTCCGATCCACGATAAGGCTCACCTCGGCGTTCCATCTTAATCACCTTATAGATCTTAGGTCCCCCCTCACCAACATCCTCCTTCGTCTTGATAGCGATAACGTCCTGTATATTGTCGGGATCCGTTAGTATGGCGTCGATATCGGATGGATCCAACGTGCCGAGCCGCACCAATCCGCTGGCTGTCCCGCCGACGTCACGACCGGATTTGACGAATGTCAAAACGACCTGCTCGCCAAACAACCCGAGCTCCCGTACTAGGGAGTCGAGCCCCTCGCCGTCGAGTTTGTTAACGGGGTCCTTAACGAAATCATCCAACACTTCCTGGATCTCTTCGTGGGTGGAGTGGAACTCGACTCCGTCACCAACGACGTAATCGACCATAATCTCGGTCAGCGCCTTAGCTATAGGATGAGTATTCCAAAGCCGATAAACCGCCGCTATCGCTTTCTCCTGTGATGCGCTCGACAAATCCCGCTTTGCCCGTTGAGCTGTCCGATAGCCGTAAGCTCCGATGGATCCGTCTGGGTAGGAGAACCCGATTTCGTCCTCCGCTCCGGGAATAGCTGCTTCGTGAAGTCCGTCCTCGACGCCCTCGTTGTAGCCTCGACGCCATCCTTCCCGCATGTCTTTATTCCGTTCACGTATCAACTGCTCGGCGGTAACGCCGCCCAATCGGGCGATTAATCGTTCACCTAGTGTTAATTTATTTTCCATCTATTTCCTCCCGCCTGCCCGTGTACCCATCCGATGGGTACACGTCCAGAGCTGATAATATCTGCTCCACCGCCTGTTCCGGTGTAAGTAGGTCGGTGTCGACCGTAAAATCCGGACTCACGGGTGGGGTGTAGGGGCGCTCACTGCCCCAATCTAGGCTGTCTCGTTTCACATAAATCCAAGTTATCTCACGCCCGCTGTCCGACTCCGCTAACACTCGCAGGGTGTGGAACGGGGCGATTACTGCTACCAATACCGTATGTCCTCGGGCGGCTAAGATCCCAGCCAATCGACCGACTCGTCTACAATGCCGTGTTCGGTCGAGTGGTCCGAAACCTTCATATTTACTAATGGAAGCCCGCATCTCGTCGCCGTGTAGGACGATGGATCCGGGTATAAGGGGCTCGAGCATATCCGCAAGCGTCGATTTGCCAGATCCGCTATTACCCGTCAGCCAAATGATACGCCCGTTGGATCGTATCGCCGAAGCGCTGATTTTCTCGTGTCCTGTATCGACTGACCGCACCCGCCATCCGGGGGTCCGCCCGTATACTATCTCCTCGAAGTCCGGGATAGGGTTGATTATCACGTTTTCACTATCAGTGAAAACTTCTCGTATCATGTTTGCACGTTCCATGAAAGAATATGGATTGTCCGGACTTATTACCGTATCCCTAATGAGCACCAACACTCGCCTTCCTTCATCTAAGAGCCGCTGAATAATCGCTCGATGTCCGTCGTGGAAGGGCTGAAAGCGGCCGGGAAACAAAACGACTTGTTCGTCGGAGTTAGCGTCCAACGTTACTGTTACTTCGACTAGGTCCGGGGTAGGGCGATCAAACGTCGGCGGCGGGGAATAGATAATATCCGGCTGTATAGCAGTATTAGACTCGTCGACGGGTAGGCGGCAATGCTCGCATCCGCCAGTCAACCCACACTTCATCGGACAAGGACTAAGAAACATGTGATCCGTCATCCGGCTCCTCCTTGCCGCATAAGATAAGTGGGCTGTCGTTCAACCCGGGGGTAGATGACAGCTTGCGCTCAATCACCCCGGCGGACTCACGCAGGCGGGCGCTAATCTGCGACGCTAGGGTATCGGATATAACGATAAACCGCATCCCCTCGGGATCATCGACCGCTTCGCCCTTTCGGTCAGCTTTATCAAACGCTGTCGCCATCAGCCTCAGCCATCCGGCGACCGAACTTAGGTTAGTCATCGTACTCTCCTCTCTATATACCAATCTAGGATCTGCTCAAGGATCCGGATTAATCGCTCGTAGATCCGCCCCCGTAGACCCAATCGAAACATTAGCTCCGACGGGTGCTGTGTCGGGATACCGATACAATCGAAAACCGACCTGCTGTGCCGGAGCGACCGCCATCCCGCAGTGGAAAAGCATCTCGGCGAAGGGGGTAGGTTCTTATTGGCCCGTAGGCGTAAAATCACGCCTAAATCGGCTATTGTTGTTGGATCCTCGGCCAATAACTGTGCGAAGGATCCACATAATCCACGCATATATCTAGGCTCTAGGCATGAAAGCAGGCGTAACACCCGGCTGGGGGTTATCTCTACACGTGTGCTGTACCAGTGTTCATCTCGAGTTTCGATACAAAGTGGGGCAGATCCCCGCCCCGTAATAAATATCCCTATTTTACGCCTATATTTCACGCCTAAACGAAGGGGGGTAGGCGTTCTGTATCCTATATACCTATTAATACTTACGCCTGGGGGCCGGATCTGGTGGGGCGGGCCATAACGACACACAGTCGTGGCGGGAGGGAACGCTCTATCTGTTCGACCACTCTGTCCCTGACCCCTGTCCTGTACTGTATAGGCGGATACCCGTTCCCGCTGGGGGCTGGGGGCGCTGGGCAGGGCTCTGCGGGACCCCCTATATGGGTTAGATAGATAGCGTATGTCCATTCGAAACGACGCCTGTGTGGGCCTCTCCTCCGGATAAAACCCCGTAGGCTTCGCCGTATAGGGCCGATCAACATATGGGGGTAGTAGACTCCATATATTCCCGGAAATTCTTGGAGTTTGACTCCACATATTTCTATCCATCATTCGATATTCCCCTAGTAGACCCACCGAACTTCCAGTACGTCGGTTGGGGCGATGACCGCCAGGGAGGATCCAAAGGGCCAGCGCTCATTGCTTGTCCCGAAGCGTAGCGCCTTCCCTTTACCTGCTCGTAGCGGACCAGCCAATATTTCAGCCGATAGGGGCCGCACCTACGATAAATCAATCTATCGGTCATCGGCCACCTCCTCGACCAATAAATATTTCGGGTAGGGTGTTAGACAGATGGCGCTCAACCAAGCCAGCGACCGCAGGCGCATATTAATCGCCCGTACTTTAGGACTGGAGCTTGTCGGTCGAGCCCCTTCCCGCTTCTCGCCATCTACCTGATTTTCATCCATCTTGCTAATCCTATCATTTTAATGCTCGATAACTTAATTAATGTTACATACCGCCATCAGCTTGATTTTCACCCTGATTGTCATCGACCGTTAATAAATACTTCCAGTGGATCCATTCTATCCTATGAGTTCTACGCTCGACGCCCCCCACCTTAATCACCTTGCTTATCACTCCTCCGGGGCAGAAGCCGTCGTTCGTAGTTTCCGATCTAATCTTACCCGATGATATCAACTCCCGTAAGATCCGACGGAGACGAAAAGATTTTTGATCTTCATTCATCTGTTAGCCCCCGTCATCGACTCCCTCATCCGGCTCCATCTCTGGTAAGTTAAAATCCGTTAGCTTCGGGACATACATCGCCCGATGGCAGTGCGGACACTTATTTTCCTCGATTAGGTCCACCTCAACTTCCTTCCAATGCTTATAAATCGTCGACCTGCTAGACTTGAGCTCCGGGAAGTGCGTAGAAATATATAGCTGTGTCTCAGCTCGATTTAGTCCACATCGCATACAAAACCGAACGATCTCCTTACATCGTTTTGCTCGGCGCTTCTTTTCCGCATTAAGCGCACAATAGCGTCGATGTATCTGATGCGCTACGTTGCTCATGGGCCGCCCGGCCTTGGCTGGTTCCGACTTAGACCCTCTACCGCCAACACATGACGAAGAAGCCGTGTAAGCTCTTCGGTTCTAGACTTAGGAAAGGTTACCGCCACGTCACAAGATGTCGAGGTTAAAACGACGTCATTGTCTCCACACAGCGATACGGTAAAGGTCTGCGTCTCGTAGAATGTCCGCTTTATCTCTGATTTTGTTACTCGTAAATCTGAAAGGTCAACCATTAGATCGTTTCTCCTTTCGAGCCTCGATTAGCGCCCGCCCCGC